GGCATGGCCACGCCTTCTCCAGGCGATCGCGACGGCCGCTGAAGGCCAGTGCTGCGACGGCGGCTCTTCTCGCCGCTTTGCCCCAGCATCTTGCGAATCCTTGTGCGAGCCGTTTCCAGCGTGATCGCACCGTTGGCCGCCTCGACAAGTCGCCTGGCGAGCGAGCGAGCCGGGTGCTGCGGATATTCCGCGATGATCTGGCGAGCCATGCGCGCGATGTCGTCTGGCGGTTTCGGCATCGGTCCTCCGGGTAGGGGGCGTAAAGGCAGAGTGCCAGAACCGGAATGGGGTGCAATAGCAGCGGGCGTCAGGCAGATTTCTTGCGTGCGTTTGCAATCGCCCGCCGCACAAGCAACCTGCCCGCAATGTCCAAGAACGGCAGACCGCGAGCCTCGGCCTGCTCGCGGAGCCAGCCGACAGGTATGTCGATGTTCTGCTCAACCCAATCTGGACCAGCGGCGTTAAGCAATTCTTCACGCTCCATGCACAGACGGCATCCGTTGTCAACGATGCCGAAAGACGCCAAGAGCTTTTTTAATTCAGTGCCGACCACAGAACGCTACACCTCAAACGTAAAGCTATCGTTTTCATTTGGGACATGAACAATTACTCCTAAGTAAGGATCAAAATTACCTGTTGCAGTAGTGACAACCATGTTGCGACGTGTTGCAGGAGAAGTCCAAGATGACCCGCCACTTGAAATGCAAGGACTATACACACGATCACAATGCACGGTGTCAGTGAGAACTACAGTTCCTAAGCCATACTGACTAAGCGGTATACGTAAAGTGACAGAAACATTGAACAGGTATTTGACCTCGCACCCACTACTGCATGCCGTAGTGTCTGGCCACTGCGAACCTGACCCAATGAAGTCACCATTTTCTGGTGGCCTGTTGTCCGTGTGGGCATTGTTATCGGTTAGAGTGGCCTGCACGCCCCTTCCGAAGATGAATCCACCCTCTTGGGACACCGAAGAAGAGCTAGAAAGCGACCAAATCAGCGGCATGCCAGTTGAACTACGCACAAGCGAATCAAGCACAGTCTCATGCGACCACGACTCTTGCCAGTAGCCCCCACTGTATGAAGGCCTAGAAAGCCCTTGAGGCCATCCGGCGACGTTTGCTGTAACTTTCCACGGCCTGCTCGGATCCGCTATCCAGTTGCCGTCGCAAAACTTTAGGGAACGTCCTTTCTGCGCCTCGCGCAAATCAGTTGCCTCAGACAGCGTGACAGGACTAATCCTGTAGGCGTGTCCGCTGCCAGTCATGTACGGATTGGCTACCGATGCCCCTTCAAGGACTCCTGTCTGACCGGATGCAGGCGAGTGCAGTCCGATGAGGGTGTTATCTGGGAGATACAGCGCTGAACTCGTAGCCCTAAGGGATGCGTTTGCCAAATTCGTCCCCGGGAACTGCATGTCTGCCGCTACCTGAAATTGCCTCAGCGCGTCAAGGTTCCTATAGCTGGGATACCCAGAGGCAGAGCCATCTATTCCAGCCAAGGACGATTGCGACACATTTCCGTACCTGCCGCGACTAAGGCCTGCGAGCGGTATGCCTGCGTATGCCCCGCACTCGCTTATTGATTTCACGAGTGGCGCGGAGTTCCAGTAGCACGCGCAGAAGTCCAGCGAGGCGGTTGGCGTTCCAGTCCATTCAAACCTGGAGTATTCAGACAAAGGGCAGCAGCAGGCGCAACTCTCTGCGATCTTGCCTTCCTTGACGATCAGTGCGCCGTTTTTTGTGGCGAGTGGCATTAGGTGCACCCTGTCGTGCCGATGGTCGATCCCGTGATTCCGGTGGGTCCGTACACCCACGCACGCTTCTTCTCGACCGCGATGCCGTTAGCGTCCAGCGTGACGTTCGTCACCACGTCAATTTGCGTGCCTCGGCCGTTGCCAAGACGCACCAGTGCCCACTGGCCAGATCCGGTGCCGGCCTTCCACAGGATCACGCCCTCTCCGTTGTCCGTGCTTTTTAGCTCAGAAGTCGATGACTTGCACTTCGCAAACACGTGCAAGGAATTGGCGACCTCTATCTTCACCTGCACCACGCCACCAACTGCCACCCTGCCTATCATCCCTGCCGCGATCGGCTCGACCGCCACGCACCAGGCCGTCGTCGTGTCGCTTGGCGTGCCGCCAGCGACAACCGGCAACTGCTCAAATTGGCTGGTGGCGTTGTCGCTGCTTCCCGGGACGATTTCCATGCCCGTGATTGCGAGCACGCCCCAGCGTGCAACCAACGACCCGGTGTTGTTTTTCGCCATCACCCACGTGTAGGGCGTTGGTTGCTCGGATGCGGCCGGCGATCGAAATCCTGCGTCCAGATTCAACAGGCGATTGAGTCCGTTGATCTGGCTTGCGGCCAAACGGATCGGATCGCCCGGATTGACGCTCTGTCGCGGGTCCATTGGTTACTGACTGGTGTTGTTGCTAAAGAATCCCTGCACAGCGGCAGCGGTTGCAGCGCTTGTCGCCTTTGTCCCCGTTCGCCTTGCGCCAGGTGCTTCATCAATTTTGAACCCAGACCATTCCTTCTTCTTGTAGATTTGGTCGATGACGAGGCACGCCGGTTGCTGCACCAAGAATCCACTGCCTGTGGAACTCTGCCTGTAGACGACCCACGCGAACTCCCACCCTTCCTTGGTCGTCTGAGGAAGTCCCTTCACATAGAACTCAGAGTCGTTCGCGCGACACTGAAAATCAAAAGTCACCGTTGTGTACGGTTGGTCGCCGCTCCACTGAGCGCGCGCCCCCATGAAGAGCGCTTCTCCTGGCTGAAACGCGCGGAACTGAGATGCGTTTACCGTACCGGTCAACGTGTAAACGCTCTTCACGAAATCCACGGACATGCCGATTTGCGCCGGCATGATCCACGTTTCAGAATACTTCATCGCAGGCACAACTTTGTCGATGCCCTGCACGCTGGTGCCTTGAACATTGATCGCACCGCCGAAGTCTGCCGCGCCATCGCTGCCAATCACGCGCTCGCTCAACGCGCTGGTGATGTGCTCTGTGGAGCCGGTCGTGTCCCAAGCAATAGACCCGGGGACGAACTCATAATTGCTATCGTTATTATTCCCGCCGTCGCCGCCTCCACCTCCGCTGCTTACAGGCACAAGCGTCGTGTATTCGCCAGTGCACTCAAAGCACTGTTTGCCGACCCCCTTGATCGTGATGCCCTTGCGACGCCAGTAGCCGACAGGGGACGACCAGTACCGCGGCATGTATTCAGCTATAGCATCCTTGACCTCACCCATGCCGCCCGGACACTGGCCGATCAGATACTTCTTCGTGACGTTCCAGACCTCACCCGACTCAAGGTTCTCGTTGTCGATACTGCCGCTCTCGGAGTCGCGGAGCTCGTAGACTTTGTAGCTCATTGGAATGCCAACTCCGTAGAATTCTTTTCAGCGATCTTGTTGATGGCGCCTAGCATCTGTTTTGACACTTCCGTGCCGGCGTTTATGGCTGCGACGATTTCGCTGCCGACCTGCTGGAAAGCGATTCCGATCTGTGATGTTTCCGTGGCCGCCTGCATGCCCTGAGCCGCTGCCATCTGCCCGGCTACTGCCCTTGGCGCCACGACGTCCATCGCGACGGCTGGAGCTCCCCCAATCGCCTGCGGCACAACAGCAGCGCCGCCACCATGCATGGCTAGCAGCTGCTCGGCCGTGACATTTGGATCGGCGGCCATAGCCGCGACGGCATCAAGCCCAGCCTGGAACTCGCCTGGAGCCATGTCTGCAGCGGCGGCCAACGGCGCGACGCCCGCGGCCGCTTGCGGACCCTGCTGGCCGGCAATCGCCCCCACAGCATCGGCAGTCCGCTCCGTTGCATCTGCAGTCCGCTGGGCCGGATCCTCAAGCCGACTGATCTCTGGGCCAATATTGAGCCCAACGCCGCTCCAGTTGCCGGCCGAAGAGATCCCTTTGTCCTTCTCTGCCTTTCCACCTTCCGGGGGCGGCATGAAAGCTCCAGGGGGGGCCGCCTGGAGCATCGGCTTGATCGGCTTACCCTTCTCGTCAACCTTCGCTTCTTCCGGTGGTTTGTCAGGCTTTCCGAGGGCACGCTCACGCGCCCTTGCAGCGTCCTTCCTGAGCTCCTTGATCGTGTCCTCAAAGCCGGCGTCGCGCCGCTTGATCTCCTCGTTGCGGCCTTCTGCGGCTTTTTCTCGCTCCTGCTTCCGCTGCTCTGCTCGAGCGTCTGCGGTCGGGGCACGCTGGCGGGCCTCTTCGACGCGTGCCTCAACCTTTTTGAGTGCGTCAGACATGCCGTTAACAGCGAAATCCCAGTCGAACGCAGCACGGAAATACACGCCGAGTTTTTCAAACCCGGCCTGCAGCGTGATGATGTCGGCGCCGAACAGCCCCATGAACCGGTCGAGCCCTTGGATCAACATGTCGCCGATAAAGCTGCTGGCTGAAAGCACTGTGTTCTTCACCAGGTCGAACGCTTGAGCGAACGCTTGGTGCATCTGCACCAGGGCGATCGCCAGGTTCACGTTCATGACCTGCCACGCCGCCCCAAAGTCGAGCCGCATAAGGGCGGCACCAATCGCGTCAGTCTCTTCCTTGAATGCCGGCGATAGCGTGCGGGCAATGACCACGCCGCCGGCGATCGCGGCCCCCATCGCGGCGATCGACAGGCCAATGGGCGAGAACAGGGCCGGGATGAGCGGCAGGATGGCTTGGATGACACGGAGGCCAGTGGCGAGCCCCTGAAGGGCGATGCCGGCGGCCAGCGAGGCCACGCCAAGGCTGAACAGGGCGGCCGCACTGCCGGCCACAATCGCGACCAGCGTTCCGTTGCGTGAGATAAATTCGCCTACCACGGCCATCATCCTTGTGAACGCCTGGACGGCCTGCGTAGCCATTGGCCCCATCGACTCGATTACTTGGATTTGGAACACGCCAAACTGGGCGCCAAGCTGCTTGACGGCTCCACCAAATGAGCTCATTACTGCAGTCGCTTTATTGAGCGCCGTTCCGCCGGAGTTCTGGATCGTGCCAAGCACGTCGTTGAACTTGTCTCGCATGGTCGAGAGTGACATGGCGGCATTCGCGCCGCGAATCTCAAAGATATCGGTGAACATTCTGATGCGGTCAACATTGCTCATGTTGGCCGTCTTCTTGCCGAGGTCCTCAAGTACGTCGATGAACGGCCGCATGCCGCCGGCCGCGTCTCGAGTGCTGACGCCAAGCCCGGCAAGTTTTTCCTCTTCGTTTGCGATCGACTCAATCACGCGGGCGAGCCCCGTGCCGCCAAGGGATCCGCGAAGGCCGGCGTCGGCCAGTGTTGCGAGAGCCGCTGCAACGTCATCAAATGACTGCCCGGCCTCTTGAGCTTTAGGGCCTACGTATGACAAAGCTTCGCCGATAAGATCCACGCTCGTAGTGGATGCGTTTGCCGTGGCCTGCAGTTTGTCGGCTATTGTTCCAAAATCGTCGGTTGTCATTCCGAACTGAGCCATTGTGCTCACGGCTACTTCGACGGCCCTGGCAAGCTCCATGTTGTCGGCAGCCGCTACCGCGAGGATCGGACTGATCGACTTCATCACGCCCTCGGCGTTAAGGCCGGCCTTCGCGAGCTCGCTCATGGCACCGGCCACCTCTTCCGGCGAGCGGCCAAACTGCACGGCCATTGCCTTTGCCGCCGCATTAAGCGATGCAAACTGCTGGTCTGTCGCACCCGTGTTCGCCCGCACGCGGGCCATCTCCAGCGAGAACGCAGCCGCCGTTCTTGCCGCGAAGACGAACGGGGCGCCCATCGCCGTTCCGCCGATCGTCATGCCGGTGCCAGCCTGCCGCAGCTGCGTGCCAAGCGTCATCATGCGAGCACGGATCCGGCTCATCGACTGCTGAAACTGCCCATCGCGGGCGAAGATTTCCACGTAGGCACTGCCGGCCCGAATCGCCCCTGCGCTAGCCGCCATCTGGCACCTCCGTGTTCACAGGCCGGAACCCAAATGCCATAAGGATGTCTGGCGTGGCCTCCATCGGCTTCGGTTTTGGCACCTTGTAGAACGGATGGAACGTGTACATCGTCGGTGCAGGCTCGCCGCTTTCGTCGGAATGGTGAATCTGAGCCCACAGGCTCATGAGCGACGCCGTGTGCGTCCAGTTTTCGTGCTGCCGGCCTTCCGCCATCCAGACGAGCTCTCGGAGAGTGAAGCTCCAAGGGGCGACTCCGACGATGCCTGCGAGGTGGAACCCGAGCTCCCATGCGTCTTGAGGGCTTCCTCGAAGTCGCACTGGCTCAATGCCTGTTCTATCGCCCTCTCTGCCTGGGCCTCCATCTTCCGCTCCGTCTCCCTCAGTTTCGCTATCACCTTCTTGACCAGCCCCTTCCTGGGCTCTTGGAAAAAATCAGATACCTGGTCAACCAGCCGTTCGACGGCCTCCTTCAAAACCTGGCCGTCGCACGCGGCAAAGAACTCGTCGTCGGCCATGTCGATGGACGCAAGCTGCGGCCGCACCACCGCACAGATGACCTCGAGCACTTTCAAATCGTCGGCCACCCACCCCGAGAGCGATTCCTTGTCGAGGTTGCAGATGTCGAGCACGTTTACGCCGCACAGATCGCGAACGCGCTTGACCGTAAGGTAGTTGACCTCGATCGCCAGTTCATGGCCGTCGAGTGTTTTAAACTTATTCATTTTTGTAAGGCCAGAGCTTTAGGACAACCTCGTAAGCCATCACGCCGCCGAACTGGCCAGATACTTTGACTTTGTGAACAAGGAAATTCGCCTCGGCGCCGCCGACTTTAATAGCCACCGGCTGCGGCGGAAATTGATTCCACTTTGCCATGAATCGACTAACATCTGCTGCGTCGTAAATCTGCAGCGTGACCGTGTTCATCTCGGTGAGAGTGATCTCACCACGCGCTGCAGAGTTCCACGGCGTCACGTCGACCGTGTCAAGCTCTAGCTCAACATCAAAGTCGCGCGTGCCTAATAGCACAACATTGTCCGCGCTGATCGATTGATTTCTGGCGAGGCGGACCTTGGCCACAGGTCACCTCTGCGGTCAGGACACAGTCGGTGCGTATGAGATGGTGTACTCGCTCCGCCCCTTCGGGGTAATCTTGTTCTTGACGTCCAACACCACGCACGCAACAGAGCTCATGCCGCCGACAGTGATCGCACCGGTGGCACCGACGGTAGCAGAGTGGTTCGTGGCAGTCACTTCGACAGTGACGTCGAGAAGACCGCATCCGATCTGCTTCTCTGTATCACCGAAAACAGTGATATCCACCTCGTCGCCGCTGGCGTTCAGATCGACGTCTACAACGTCGTCCAGGCTGACGCCTGGTGCAGTGATGAGTGCCGTCTTACCGAGCTTGTACTTGGCCATGTGGTCCTCTAGTTGTAAAACTTAGACGGTGACCTGATCGTTGGAGTCGAGAGCGATGCCTGGCTTGATCGTGATGCTGACGGCCTCGGCTCCGCCGATTGGCTGCGTCCGCTTAGCGCTGGTGACAACGCCAGTGATGGCAAACGCAGTGCCACCGCTGGGCGTGACGGTGACGGCAATCTGCTTGCCGTAAGATTGCGTTGAGTCGCCAAGCACCGTCGCTTCAAGCGTCCGCGACTGCAGGCCGGCCACGGTCCGCTTGTAGACGCCAGTAGACCCCTTGGTCGTCGCGTCGACCTTCTCGGCCTCGATCGTCATCGAGACGTCTTGCACGCCGGTCAGTCCGCTAATCGTCGTGTTTTTGCCAAGTTGGATAGTGGTTGCCATAGCTTCCTCACGTGGGGTGGGCACCTATCGCCAGTATACCTGAACGGATGGTCAACCACTGCGGAAACGTCCCGCGAACTCTTGTGCGATCCTGCCGCGCCTCACGCCCACGAGCATGGCTGGTAACATGAACGGGCGCTGCGGGTACGGGAACGTCTTGCGGAAGCTGGTGATCTGCCAGTTCGCCTTGCTCTTCGGGCCTTTGCCGACGCGATACCAAGCGAGAATGCCCTTGTAGCCGCGGCCATACCGCGGTATCCACGCCCAGGCCGCCATCTGCTGCGAGCCGCCGTGCTCGTGCAACGCTGCAATGTATGGGGCACCGTCCATAAAAGCACCGACAACCACAGACTCAGTGGACGGGTCATATTGGTAAGTGATTGAGCGGCGAAGTGTGCCCGCGTGAGTGTGAGGTGGAGTTTCTGGCTGCGATGGCGGCTTGAAACGGATCTCAAACAACCTGTCAGAAATCTTCCGTTTTGTCCTGGTGCTGATGTCGTTCCTTGCGAGCAACTGCCGGAGCGTCGAGTCAGGATTGGCTCGCATGACCCTCAACTTTGGCTTCGCCATGCCCATCTTTTTGATCGACCGTCGACTGATCTGCATCACCACCGAACCAGCCCGATACAGCCCGCGATAGATCGCCTTGTCGAGCGCAGCCTGCACGCTGGCACGGTCGAAGAAAAAATCAAAGTTGATCCGCATCGGGATCCCCATCGATCCCGACAGACCGGCACCGAGCGGATTCCGGCCAGCGTCCAGCATGCTCATGGGCCGGTGGCTCCCGTAGCGCCTGTCGGTGCCGCAGGCGCCCACTTATCCACCGGGATATCCCACTGCACAGCGATCTGCGCCATGAACAGATTCCTGGCCTCGAGGAGCTCAGGATCGTATGGCAGTGGGTTGCTGACCTCTGTCCAGTCGTTGTCTTCTGGCAGCCCGCTGGGCTTGATGTAGTCCGACCGAATCGCATCCACGATCTCTTGGCAGAGATCCTCCAAGGCGACGATGTCTGCCTCGCTGCCGACGTGCTTGGCAACGACAATCCCGACGGTCGTGTCGGCGAGCTCCATCCCCTTTGTCTCTGTCTTCATCGCATAAGGTCCGGGCACCACTGACACGCGCAGGGATCCGAGATCCTCAAGCCCGTAGTCGGGTTTGCGTTGCATGGTGGCCGCGATCGTGCCGCCCGGCACGCTGCCCCAACTGAATGCCGAAAGGGCGGCCGCCAGACGCGTGGCGAGGTTGCGTGAGAGGTGCGGCGTGACTGGCATGCTATCGCTCCTGCGGGCCGGGGATATTTGTCGTGAGCTCGAGCTCCAGCTTCGCGACGGCCGCTGCCGTCTCCTGCGACGAGTGGCGGCGGAACGCCTCGCGGGCGTGCGTCAGCGCCTCCTGCTTAAGCCCGATGCTGTAGGCCGCTGCGGCAGCCATCTCAGGTGCTCGGTGCCCGTAGGCCACTGGATCGCTTGTGTGCGTCTGCCTGTCATGGGGAGCCATCGCAGCACGCCTGGCCCAGTGCAGGGCACCGACGGCGTCGCCGGCATCCCAGCACGCCTCGCCGAGGGCAAGGTAGCCCTCCGGCTCGTGTGGCGACTCCTCAATCGTCCGCAGGAGCCAGTTGCCGGCCTTCTCCGGCTGCCGGCGGGCAAGCACGCGGTAGGCGTATGCTCGCTCGCACGCGGCCCCGCCGGGGAGCGTAAGGTAGTGCTCAAACGCTTCCACGATCCCAGGCTGGTCGTGGTAGTCGAGCTCGCGGGCCAGATACCAATTCATGCGGGCGTCGTGCGGTGCCTCGCGGACTGCCTGCTGCAGCAGCGTCAGGTCTGTCTTGTGCTGCTTCCCGGGCTGCCGGTGATGCCGGATGAGCGTCTGCTCGCAGTGCGTCTGCACCTCTTCGCCGTGCCACCGCACGAGGCCCTCGTGGGTAGCCCCGGTCCACCGGTAGCCCGCCCTCAGGTGAATGCGATCAGACTTAAACCGCAGGGCGTCGCTCCACTGATACCAGTACCGAAGCTTGGTCGTCTCCGGCTTCCATGCTGCCTCCAGGGCCTCCCGCCAGCCCGGCTCCAGCACCTCGTCGAGATCGAGCCGGATGGCCACGTCCACGTGGCTGGGCAAGTGTTGCATGGAGAGGTTGTGACTATCGTCCCACCTCCACGGCACGACGTTGCCGCGGGCCACGTCCACGCCCTGGTCCTCAAGCAGCTGCACCGTGTCGTCAGTCGAGCCCGTGTCGGTGACCACCCGCACGTCGGCATCGCGGCACGACGCTTCCCACGCCGGCACGTTAGCGGCCTCGTTCTTCGCGAGAGCGTAGATGCCGACGATCATCAAGCCTCCACAAGCACGGCGGCCTTTCGCAGCCCGTCGTGGTAGTAAACCGGTTCGCGGCCAGTCTCTTGGCAGAACTCCTCAACGGCCCGCTCGACCTCCTGGTTATCGCAGTCGTCCGCCAGGATCACCGGCACGTGGGCCACCAACCGCAGGTCGGCCAGTGCCCCTTGGTAAGAGTGGTCGCCGTCCACGTGGGCGAAGTCAGCCGGTGGCAGCTGCTGCATGTCGTGGCTGTTGCAGACGATCAGCTGGGCGTCGATGCCGAGCGAGTCTACTACGCTCTGCCAGTGCTGCAGGCACGCAGGACTGTCTGCGTCGAGGGCACCGTCCACGCAGAGGAACTTCGCGTCGGGCGCCACGACGTGGAACGATGCGAGCGAGTAGCCGCACCGGGTGCCGATCTCAATCACGCTCAACGGCTTGTGTTCGCGGCACACCCGGGCCTTGGCGGCATAGTGGCCCACGGCCTCCGGCGAACACGGAAACCAGTCGCCCGGCATCCAGTGCATCCGCAGACGGTCGCCGACCTGGTCCTCGAGCTCGTCACCCATCATTTCCTCCAATCATGGCCAGCACTTCGGCCAGACTCATTTCAGCCATCCACGCTTCGGCGTCACGCACGCCAAAGGTTGCCACGAGTTGGTCGCCACGCCGGGCGAGCCCGGCGGCAAACTCAATCGCTCGCGTTTCGCGAAACGCGAAAGCCGGCGACCAGCCGAGAATGTCGCAACTGTCCCCAAACAGCACGAACCGATGCTCGTAGATGCGGCCGCCCGTGTATTCCGCCACCTCGTGCACCAAGGCGAGCCAGCGGCCGTCTCCAGCCTCCACGACCTGCGAGCCACCACGCCAGCCGCGTGCAATCGCCGGCGACTCGCCCCTGCGGTCGATCTTCCATGCACTTCCGTTGCGTGAAGCAAATGCCGTGCGGCCTTGTTCCCAGCACGAGTACAGAAACACCTCAGTGCCGACAATTGGCATCCAGTTCTTTTCGTGCCGCCCGCTGACAGGCTCGTCGAGTAGCGTGGCGTCGATCATGCTGCCCATGTATGGCAGCAGCGTGGCCGTTGCGATCCGGCACGTGCCGTCGCGCCCGGCCCAATTGCGGACCGTGGCACTCACAACAAGCTCGCCATGAACAGCATTGAGCCGACAGTCCTCAAAGCCATGTACGGGATAGCCGGATTTTGGGTAGATCGGATCCGGTATCGCAGACTGCGATAAAACGATTAGATCCGCGCCGAGCGTGGCCAGCACGTTGATCGTGCGGATCGTGTCGCCGTCCGCCGGTGGGATCACGTACTGACCATCAACGATCTGGTAGTTGCTAGACCTCACAATCGCCAGATAGCCGTCGTCGTGCGCGATGATAGTGGGGTTGAACTTCGACCATCCGTCCGCCGCAGGCTCCACGTCAAATCGCTGAAACCGGCACGCGACGAGCTCGTCAAGCGTCTGCGTGTACCAGCTGCGGTTTCGTCGCACGAGCCGCTCCTTCTCTGGAGTCAGTTCCATGCCTAGCAATCGCTCGCACGCCCGGCGGCCGGCGTCGAGCTCGCCAGCGTAGTACGCGTGAACGGCCAACTGGTGGAGGTGCTCAAGCATCCGTGCCTCACGATGCGGCCGCAGACTTAATCGCGGCCCTGAGAGTGGCGTTGCTACCAATGGCCGCAATCACGTCGGCAATCGTCAGCGAGCCTGTCGGGCCGGTCGGACCTGCGATCGACACTGCTGCCGGCCACAGGTCATTTGCCTTCGGTCCGAAGAACTGTTTACCGGTGATGTCAAACGCCAAGTCGCCGTTTCTGCCAACATTGGCATTTGGCGTGCCGCCAACAGCGACAATTGTCGCCCCCCCGACTCCGGTTGGACCCGTGTTGCCAGCAGCACCAGATGGGCCTGTGAAACTCTGTCCTGCCGGCCCAGTTGCTCCAGTGACGCCAGACGGCCCTTGGGCGCCGGTCTGCAATTGCAACGGAGATCCCCACGAGCCGTCGGTCTTCGGCCCGTACAGCCGGCCGTTGGTTGTGTCGATAAAGAAGTCGCGACTGTTCCCGAACCCGGCGGACGGGGCACCAGATCCGCCGTAGAACTGCGAGCCGTCGCTGCCTGCTGGGCCTGTCACGCCGGTGGCCGGAAGCCACGCCGAACCGCTCCACGCGAGCACCTGGTTAGCAGCTGGGGCAGTCGCCGAAACAGCGCGGCCTTGGAGTTGCGTGGCGTTACCACTCAATGTTGCCGGGATTGAAAAATACGGCATTTCTCTTACTCCGTGAATTGTTTGTGCCACGCATCACGAGCAATGCAAATAGCATTTGTAGATCAACCAATCTGAACGTAGAACCCGTTTACAAATTGAAAAATCTTCGACGGGTCCGATGCGATGTAGAGCACACCAGTGACTCCAGTTGCTGGGAAATTGGCCGTGGCTTGATAAGCCACAGCAGCGGAAGCACCAGTGGCCCCGGTGGCGCCCGCCACGCCGTTTGATCCAGTGGCCCCAGTCGGACCAGCGACGGCAGATGCAGCGCCTGTCGCCCCCGTGGCTCCGGTTGGGCCGGCAGCCGTTGATGGGGCTCCGGTTGCGCCGGTAGGCCCAGTTACCGTGGAAGCGGCACCAACAGAACCGGTTGGCCCAGTTATGGTAGATGCAGCGCCAGCATTACCCTGGCTGCCGGTTGGCCCTGCGGCGCCATCGCTACCTCGAGGTCCGGTGCTTCCAGTAGCCCCAGTCGCCCCGGTTGCACCCACGGCTCCGACGCCACCATCGCTTCCACGCGCGCCAGTTGCCCCGGTGACGCCTTGGCTGCCGACTGCCCCCGTCGGCCCGGTCAAACCAGCAACACCCGCAGCACCTGTCGCGCCAGTGGATCCAGTGGCGCCGACGCCATCACTTCCCCTTGCTCCGGTTAATCCAGCTGGACCTGTCGGACCGGTTGCTCCGGTGCTGCCCGCAGCGCCGGATGCACCAGTCGGGCCGACCGGTCCCTGCACTGTTGACGCGGCCCCTGTTGGCCCGGTCACCATCGATGCGGCGCCAGTGGGGCCTGGCACGCTTGAAGCTGCCCCAGTTGGTCCGGTGACCGTTGACGCCGCACCAACAGCCCCAGTGGCACCGATTTCGCCTTGAGCACCAGTAGCACCGCGCGGGCCAGACGGCCCAGTCGGCCCGACGCCGGCCAGCTGCACGCTGAAGGTCTGCCCGTTTGTGATCGCAGGCGAAACCCCTGTTGCACCGGTGACGCGAACGGTGAAGGGGGCAGGGCCAGTGACGCTGACGCGAATGTCGCTCATGGAGCCCTCAGCGTGAACGTGCCACTTGTCACAGCACGATCAAGGGCAGACGAACGCAAGAACCAGCGATAACTCTTGGCCAACGAAAGACCCTTGATGGTCGACGCTGACAGCGAGAGCGTGATGGCACCGATTGAATTATCTACACGAGAGATGGACCAGGTTGCCGCTGGTGCTGGCGTGGCCGCGATCGCTGCTGCGTACCCGGCAGCAGTGTCTTCGTAGATAACAGCAGTCAGCGTGTCGCCAGCGGTTGAGAACCCGAGAGCCCCCGTAATAGCCAGGCCGTCAATGTGTGACACAACGACGTTGAGCTCGCCTGGCAGCTGACTGTATGTATTCATCGTGCCGCCCCCTCAATTGCCATGCCAATCTCATACGCAAGATTCGCCGCCTCGTCGCTTTCGGCCCAACGCACAAGTCGCGTAAGGATGGCAGGGCCAACCAGCGCAAGAGCGCAGTAGGCGAGGGCGACGGTGATGGTTTCGTTGTCGGTCATGCGTCAGGGAATGCCGCTGTTGGAACGGTGATTGTGCGAGCCACGCCCTTGGTGATTCGCACATCATCGATGTAACCAGTGAAGTATTTCGTCG